CTGAAGCCACCCTGGACCACCGCAGTACGCGCAGGGGAATTGGACCGCCTCGGGTGCCGCTTCGGATTCGTCGGTCATGCCGCGTTTTGCTCTCGCTCGGCGGCCATACGGAGGGCATCCGGTAGCGTGCAGTTTGGATCGGCTTCAAAAAACTCTTCGCAAGCATCGTAAAGGCGTTGCTTCTTTTTGCGCGCCTCAACGATGGCCTGCGAGTTTTTCTTCACGTGCGATAAATCCTTCTGCTAGATCACTTTTCCCCACATCCGGTTTGCCAGCGAGTTCCTCGCCGATAAATGTGGCAAATCGACTGCGAGCGTCGCCGATCAAGTCATCGCGCAATTTGCGCCTTACCATAAAACGCCTCCTTGAACTGATAGAGCCATTCGATCGCCGCCACTAGATCTGCCTCATTAAACTCACGGGTCCAATGATGTTTCAGGATCGTCCTGGCGATTTCATTTGGGGCCGGAGCAGACGCAGACCAGGCGACAAAGTCCCGGACGCCATCGGCCACGTTCCGGTCGGCATTCCATTGCGCCTCGTCCGATTGCGACATGGGTGGTTGATATGTGCCATTCCAATCGCGGGTATGTTTGCCGGTCTGAATCGCGATCTGACGCGCTGCTGCTGGGGATGGAAAGGTCTGCTTTGCTTCTTCGAGGCGCCGCTTCCCATCCTGGACTAGCGCGATGAGTTCGGTAGTTGAATCTGGGAGTTCGCCCGTCTCCTGATACTGCTTACGAAGTGCGACCACCGCTTGATGCGTAATAGGCTCGCCCGCTTCGGCGCGCCGGATAACTTCAGTACGTACCGGTTCGGCTGTGCGTGGTGCAGCAATGAGATAGAGCGCCGAGACGTCGATAGCCAAATTAGACAAATTGTCTATTTTGATTCGCTGATATACGCCAATGAATCGCTCCGCCGTCTTATAAGTCCATGCGAATTCCGCCTCGATCCATTTGAGAAACTTCCCATGCCCAACCCGGTTCTTGGCTTCTGTCAGGTGAAGGCCGATCTGAACGATGCCTATTGCGGTGGCGCGAGCAAACTCGTGAATCCGACTAGCATGTATTCGCAAATAACTCGCCGTGTCAGCATCGAGCAAATCGTAATCAAACAATCGCGCAGGCTCGATCATGCCGCACCTCGCTGCCGGCACCCGCACGGCTCGGTAAACGGCAAGTCGCGCCGTATGATCGTCACCCAACCGGGTTGCTGCTCGCATTTCTCACAGGACATTGCGCGCGCCACCGGCTTGCGCTCCGCATGCGGCGGTGGCGTACCCGTAAATGCCGCGGCTGCCGGCGGATGCGCCCAATCCCCATCGCGCAGCCAGCGCCAGAGTTGCGGCTTGAATCGAGTCGGATGATCGGCCCAGAAATAACGCCACCGCTGATGGCTGGCACGGATCCGCGCAATGACCTGGTCGCGCATGGCCGGCGCCACCGCTCGCAGCACATCCCGTATTTCTCCGGGTACCCGACCAAGTAGTCCCGGCTCAGGATGCCGCTCGGCCAACTCCGCGGCCAACTGCTCTGGCGTAACCGGGCGTACCGGGACTTCCTGCTTTTCAACCGGAGTTTGCGCCGTGCCGCCGCCGGCCTCTGAGTCCAATACTCCTGAGGAAAGGCACGGCACGTCTTCGAAGCAAAGTTCACCTTGGGGTAATTCAGTTAATAGAACGCGCGCGCGCGAAGATTGGACATTTGTGTCCAATCCGGATTGGACATTTGTGTCCATTGGACAGGCATGTCTAGTCAGAATTTCGCGCCACTCGGAGCGCGGCGCGCAGACGTAGTGATTGCCGCGGCGCGTCCTCCGACTCCTGACCAATCCCAGGCTGCGGAGCTGGCATAGTGCGCGCGTTATGGTGCGAATGCTGACGCCGATTTCATGCGCGAGCGTCTGAAGCCGCGGATTGCACTGGCCGGTGACGCGATTGTGGTGGTCATCGATCCTCACCAGAACGGTTTTACTAAGCCGGTTGGCGCCTATCGCTGCGTCAAGCCATTTGGGCACTGCGATGTAGGCGTCTACCATTGGGAAAGCCCCCCGCGCCGCGCCAGGATCGCGCGCCACTTTGACCGGGGCGCTATGAGGTAAGCGCCACGTTCCCCGTTGATGGGACGGATCAAACCACGCGCGCGCAACTCGCGCACTGCACGTTTCGCGGCGCGTCGGCCCATACCCAGCGCCGAGGCCATAGCCTCTGTCGTCAATTTTTCACCAAGTCTGGTGGAAAAACTGATGGAAAGTTGGTTTACTATGGGATTACCCATGTAATTTCCTTTCTGGGATTACACCCGGGTTCGAGCCGCCCTTCGCTACATGCTTGGCCGGGGGGCGGCAAGGCCCGGTCTAAAACATGGCCGGATGGTGGCGCCATTCGGCCTTTTCGTTTTTACGGGGGAGCACGGCCGATACGGTTGGTCAGAGGCTGTGCCGAAGAATGCGTATCGCCAGCACGCCCGCCTTCGTGGCGATACGCTTTGTCCGATCCCGCCTCGGACCCACCGCATCGGCCTTCGTGGCGATCGAGCCAGGTTGATAGATCGGCCGCCGAATCAACCACCGCGACAGGCAGACCATACCCCAGGCGCAATTGGTCGATCTTGCGTACCTGCGCAATGGAGAGTTCGCCGCCAGGCCGCTTCACCTCGAGCAGGAGGCCGCGGTGACGCGGGTGGATCGCGGCCCAGTCCGGCGTACCGACGTCGCCCATCGTGATCCAGCCGCCATACAGCGTGCGGAACCTTCCGACGTGCAGCCGGATCGGCCAGTACCCGCGGTGCCGCAGCACGCTCAGGCAGCCATCTTCCACCGAATTCTCCTGGATAACGGGTCTCTTCAGGCGGAAGACGGCCATGCGGTTTAGTCCTGCGGCGGCGCCGGCGGTTGGTTGCGGTTGACCCGCGCCAGGAAGCGCTCGGCCCAGGCGACAAGGCATTCGTATCGCCCAGTGCGGTCGGCCAGAATGATCGCTGCGGCCTCGCGGTTCGCGGCGTCGCAGGCCGCGGCTGCACGTAACAGGGCGGCAGACCGGTCGCGCGGCGGCTTCATGCCGCGACCTCTACAGTGAATCCGGGATGTCGGATACTGCCAACATCGTTAACACGTTTGTCGCGGTATCCGACTTCGGCCAGCGTGTCGCCCTTGAACGTGATGCGCAGGCTGTGGTCGGCCGCGACCTCGACTCGCTCGATGAAATGCTCGAAAACCTGCCGTTGATCGAGGGTATCCATACCCTCGGCGACGATTGCCCGGAAACGCTCCAGGTCGGCCAGGGAAGGTAGCGCCAAGGTCGGCGTCAATTGTCCCAGGCGCGCCTCGAGCGCCTTGCGCTCCGTCTGCGCGGCCTTGAGCGCCGCCTTAAACTTCGGCCGCTTATCGGCCAGGTCGGCATCGAGGATCGCATCGGCCGCGTTGTCCTCGCGCGCCTTCAGCCGATCGATGTTTTGCAGGATCGCCTTGCGCTCCGCCTCGGCCTCGCGGGCGGCCGATTGCCCGCGCCGCGCATGCGCTTCCAGTTTGGCGAGTAGGGATGGTGCCGTACTGCCTAGTTCGGCCATGACCCTGGTCTCCAGCACGTCGGCCCGGATCCGGCGCGCCGGGCAGATGCGCCTGTAGTTCAGCCGGTCGATGTTCGAGCACTGGTAATAGGCGTTGCGCTTGGTGCCGTTTCCGACACACGCCCGCCCGCAGGCGCCGCAGACCACGAGACCACGCATCTGATACCGGCTCGACGGGCGGCCTTGGAATCGGCCGCGGTACTGGGCCAGTTGCGCCTGCGCTCGCGCGAATTGCTCATCGGAAATGATGCGTGGCGCGACCAAGTTCAACCACTCCGTTTCAGGCCGCCGGCGCAGCGACGTTTTCTTCGACTTGCCCGCCGGCGCCGGCTTGCGTCGCCTGGCCGGCTCGGCGCGCTGATGTTTCCCGTAACAGGCCTCTCCGAGATAAGTGCGATTATACAGAATCTTGCGCACGGTGGCGTAATCCCATTGCCTGGCCCTGATGGGTTTCGTGCCCTGGGCGTGGAGGCGTTGCGCGATATGCTGCATCCTGACGCCCTGCTCGGCCCAGCCAAAGAGTTGCCGTACGATCGCAGCCTGGTCCGGCACGATCACCAGGGCATCGCCATCGTGGCGGTAACCAAAGGGCGCCTTGCCGCCAGGCCGGAAACCGCGCTCCGCCTTCTTGCGCCGGCCACGCGTGGTGCGCTCCTTGATTTTGTACTTTTCGTACTCGGCGAACACGCCCCGCATCTGGCGCATCATGCGGCCCTCGCCGGTCGATGTGTCGTCGTTTTCGGTGGCGCATTTCAGTTCGACGCGGCATTTTTCCAGCTCTTCCTCGGAAAACATCTGCAGCGCGAGGCCTCGCACCCAGCGGTCGAGCGAATAACAGTAGATCCGGGACACGAGGCCCAGGCGCGCCAGCTCATGCGCATGCACAAAGCCGGGCCGGTCGGCCTCGCCGCCCAGGTATCCGTCGTCGCGGATGATATATTCCGGCGGCACGTCAAATCCATCGGCCACGGCTAGCGGGACCAGCGCATCGACCTGCGAATCCATCGAGAATCTGGACTGCTCATCGAGCGAGATGCGGGCGTATACGACCGCGCGGGGTTTCATTGCTCCTCCCGGGCGCGGCTATAGATGGCGGCCAGAGGCCGCGAATTCATGCTTGGCATAGTGGCTTCATGATACAACAGGTGAATAATCGCAATCACGGCCATCCCCGCATTTGTGGGGGCCGCGGCATAGCCTGCGGACGGGAGAAGGCGGCGTGCTTTAGAGCGTGCAATAATAGCGCTAACGGGGATTAAAAAATGCATGGCAGAAGACAAATTAAGCCAGAGCTTTATCGAGACGTTGCGAGCGACACCGCTCGCATATCTGATTAAGTTAATCTGCAAAGAATACTCCTCGATGATGGAGTTGCCAGTGAGCCCGGTGCCCACACCGATAGCCCCGCCGCCACCCCCTGCGCTGCCCGCGCCGCGGCTGCGGCGCCGCCCGGCCAAAGGCGGCAAACAGGGTGGTTGGCCCACCGATCCCGAAGAGCGGCGCCGGGAAATGGCCCGCCGCATGAGTATGGGCAAGAAACGCCCAACGCCGGGATAATTGATCATTCACGAAAACCGCGCGATTCATCGATGGCGTCACGGTAAGCGGGTCGGATCGACGACCCCATAGTTTTTGAAGCCGTAAGCGAGCAGCCGGTCGTATGGAATCCGTACCCGCCACTGGCGGCCCTTCAGCCGCAGTTCGAGATAGCGCCCATGCAGCACGACGACAATCGGGCGGCCTTCCCATTCGGCACACGTCTCGCGCACCGTAGGCGGCCGCTGGCTGTCCTGGCGGGTCATTCCTCCACCTCATGTCCCGGACATCCTCGTTGATAATCCCACGCATCGCACGCCTCCGGGTCGCAGGGAATCACGCGATGACCTCGCGCAATATGATCCATTAGAGATTCACGGGCTTCCCATGCAGTCATGGAGCGCCCATCGTTGTCAGTGAACACACGCGCCATTATGCGGTTATCCCAATTGTGGAGCGCTCCGCGGATATCCAGGCCCAAGTGATGCACCCATGTGCTCACGATTCCACCTCGATTCCGCGCTGCGGCGCCAGCGCCTCATCGGCATTTCGCACCACCCGATCCTCATGGCCGACCTTGATCCGCCTCAGGCCAGGGAAACACCACAGACTGAAATAGTTTGATGGATCGAGCAGCCTGGATTCGGCTGGATATAACTCGAAGGCCTCGCACTCCGGGCCGGCCATCTGATTCTTGATCGCCTGGAAATCGCGCCAGTCGTGACGCGCTGTGCCGTCATGCGCATTGATGCCGATCTGAATCATGCCGCCGCGGGTGCCAAATACCGGGTCCTTGGACCAGCGCCGGACAGTGACCACGTAAACATCGTTCACCCATCGCTCAGGGCGTTGCGCATCGTCCGGTTTGCCGTCTTCCAATTGCATCAGCGGCCGATGGCGGCTGGCCGGTTCATTGGCGGCAGCAGGATGCGCGGCGCGCCATTCAGCGATCAATTTGTCGCGTTCTGCGACCAGATCCCGAGCCGCATAATCGCCGAGCCGCCGGCGAATTTCACGGATCTCCATTAGGACATCGCTCATTCCTCCACCTCGATTCCGATGCGCCGGTACACATCCCGCAGGCCGGCGCGGATCTCAGGCGCCGCCGCCTTGTAGATCATCAGCAGCATGGTACGGATCTCCCGCCTGGTGAGCCGGATTTCCTCTTCCCTGGTCTCGGCGAATCGCGTCATTGCGGCCACCGCCTGTTCGGCCGCGGCCAGGCGCTCTTCATTCTGCGACCTCAGCGAGGCGTATTCGGCCAGCATGAATTCGCATGCCAGGTCGAGGCCTGGCCAGCGTTCTGTGGGGAAGATCTGCTCCCAGAGCGCCGCGATGATGGCCTCCGTCCGCCGGCAGTCCGCGCAGTCGTCGTTCATGGGTCCTCCTTGAGCATTGCCGGGTGCGAATTCGTCACCCGCTGCACTGCCGCCCTCGCCGCCGTGAGGATCAGATCCCGGTCGTAGACGGCGCCCCAGTCGACGCGGCGCGAAATCATCAGCGCGTAGATGCGCAGCCGGTAGGGTTTCGCGGCCTCCTTCCATTCGCGGATGCGCTCAAGTTCGATGCGCGTCTCTTCCGTCATCGGAATACCCGTCATCCGGGATTTCGCGCTCGATCAGGTGCCGGCGCATCTCGCGCCTCTGGCGCTCTTCATCGATTCTGCGCACGATGGCGCCCAGCACGATCACGACCGGCACCAGCATGAGCGCGAAGATCGTCAGCGCAAACATCAAATCGTCAGGCATGGCTGTCTGGAAACAGCGCGCCCTGGCGCTCGTCTTCGGCCATGAGCTCCTCGCGGATGGCCTCGCCGGTGTCGACCCTGACGATCGTTTTCGTGCCTGGCCGCGGACTATCCATCATCACGATGCATTCGGTGTCGCGCATTTCGTACCCGCAGTTCAGTTTGTGGGAGAATTCCGCGACCCGCCGCGATGCCTCCTTGAGGCGCGCCGCGTAATCTGCCACCACGGTGGCGCGCTCCTCCTTCAGCGCGATCGCGTCCTGCGCCTCGCGCGCCAGTTGCACGCCCAGCACCCGCAGTTCGTCGTTCGAGAATTGATACCGGCACAGTTCATACAGTGTCTTCGCCATTCGTCACCTCCTTTACGATCGCCGCGCCTGGCAGCGTCTCTTCCCAGGCGGCAAAGTCCTTCAGTAATTCCACGGCGCGCGCCTGCTGGGTGGCCGGCACCTTCACCGCGTGCCGCGTCACCAGCCAGGCATCGACGCCGCGCTCCTGCAAATACTGCTCGACGCGGCGCGCCAACAGGTACCCGCCGCGCTCGAAGACGTGCAGCACGGCCAGTGGACCCGGAGGCGCCTCCCGCACTCTGCGCCCCCGGCTGCGTGCGGCCATACGTCAGAGCCGCGACAGGTTGCTCAACTCCGCCATGTAACCCTGAAACAGGCCTACCGGCGGCGTATCGGCGCTCATCGGCATCGGGATCAGTTTCGTGTCCCCTGAGTGCACCTTCCCGGTGACATTCGATTCGGCGCAGAGCTGCGTCGTGCCGGTCGTGCCTGGGCCATGCGTGCGCACATGGGCCCACTTGAAATCGTAGATGGTGTTGGCCGTCGGGTTATACGGATTGCCGGCGTTTTTGACCAGCGCCGCGTTCAGGTCCTCGAGCAGCGGATAGAGATCCGCCAGCACGAGGCGCGATTCGCCGTGGCCGATGTCGGGGTAGATCTTTTCGAGCGATGCCTCGCTCATTTCAACGGGCAGTGGATCTAGCATTGGGTATTGCTCCTTTCGTGAATCCAGTTTTCATAGCGTGCCGGCGAACCCCACGAGGCAGCCGGCGCGAGATTGACTACATACGACACAAGATCGAATAAGGCCGCGCGGTTGTCGTCCGATGCGCGAGCGCAGGCCTGCGCCAGGTCGTTCTCGATCACGGCACGCAGGAAACTGCCGGTAGGCCGGTGCCAGACGATATACGCCGCCAGCGCGTCCACGGTCGCGACAGGAATGCGCGTGTAGTCGATACCGCTCATGCAATCACCTTCAGGTAGCGGAAGACATCAGGAAGTGCCTTCTCCTGTGCCGTGTTTACCCATGGGAATGCCTTTAGGCGCAACTCGTCGAGATTAGTCTTGTGATAAACAGCACAGCCCGCACGTAACGCTGCCGCCGTCAGATCGTAGACCCATTGCTGCGGCGGTCGCCATTCCGGCGTCTGATTGCTGGCGCTCGCGCCGCCGATCACGACCCAGTTAAATGCACTCAGATCCTCGAATACTAGAGGTTCCAATAATGGCTCAAGACTCAGCCATTTCACTGATGCGCGCACTTCTCGCATCGTGCGCTCGGCATTGGCGACTCGCGCCTGCAAATCGACGCTTGTGCCCAACCAGGCATTCGGCGGATATTCAAACTCAGCCATACGCAGCGGGAATTTCGTCAGAAACAGGAAATTCCACTGCGGATTCTCGCGCACCACGCCAAGCACTTCTTCGATCCATTGTTTCGGGACCCATTTGCCGAACAGGTCAGCCATCGAGCAGGTAAAGATGTTTTTCAGGCTGGTGTCCTGCGATGCAGTGGCCGGCACTGGGGTATGGGCCGGTGCGCCCAGGCGGTCGATATGAATGGCCGGCTGAAATTTTTCCGCATAGAAGCGCTCTGCGATATCGCGTGCGTAGCAGTATGGGCAATTATGCTGGCAGCCAGTCACCGGGTTCCATGACCATTTGGCCCAGTCAATCGATGTGGTGTCCTGGCGGTTGAGCGTGGTCGGCTTTTCGATAGTGCGCCACGCTCCCAGAAAATCTCCGCGATCGATCGGCTTCGCAGCCTTCCATTCATCGAGCACCATTACAGTCTTGACCCGCGCCTGCTCCTCGCGTTTGGCTTTTGCATTAGCCGCCTGAGCATGCTGGCGCGCCTCCTGGACCGTCCAGGTATCCGCAATGAGCCGCTCAACCAAAGCGCCCCAAACCTCGGGCGGCGCGGCATGGATCTCCGCCAGATGCAGGTAGTACTTGACCACATCTGAAAAAGAACAACGTTGTTCTTTTTGTGCCGCAGTCGCCACTTCTGCCGCCCAATATTCACGCTTGACTGTTTGCAGTTCCGCTTCCCTGCCGATGGCACGCGCATACGCCTCGATCCCGTCTTTATGGCTGCCCTTCTTGATGCACTTCAGCGCATGGAGACCACGTTCAAGTGGGCGCAATTCCCGTTGCGCATTTTCGGTGATCAGCATGAGCAGAGCATCGTCCTCGCTCAATTCGCGAATCCATGCAGGCACCGCATCCAGGCCTGCTCGGCGGGCCGCTTCTGCGCGGTTGTGGCCGCTCACGATCTGATACGTATCGCCCAGCGGCCGCACGATCAACGCATGCGCAACATCGAATGAGCCCCGCTCGCGAATGGCTGCGGCAATTTGCCCAATGATTTCCTCGGCTGGCATAAGCCGGGGATTATCGGGATGCGCAGTAAGCCGCGAGAGCGGAATCGCTTTAGGTGATTTCATCGAATAGGGTTCCATTTTGTGGCCCGAAATGCCGCTTGGAGATTTCTAGACCATTCAAGATATCCAGCCCTGTTGGCGAGTTCATTTCGTACCAGTCGTATTTCTTGTAACCGCTGGTCTTCAGATTGCGGCCCATGAGACAAATGAACGTGCTGTGTTCGTTGTGGGCCGCCCGCGTAATGAGCCAATGGGAGCGCATGAATAAGGCGCCGAATTCTGGCGCAGAATACGTTTCGTAATCGCAGCCGCTTTGAAGGCGGTAACTGCGCACATTCAGATTCATGAGCAAATCCATGCGCCGGAAAAGATGAGCAAACTGCTTCAGTTCTTCAACGGGCACGCCGCTCTTGTCCTTCTTGTTGCGGGACAACCAGCCATTGGGATCTGCTAGGACGCTGCCTGTTGCCCAGTGCGGCTCTAGTTGCGGCGCGATCTGAATGAGGGCATCGCGATTATCTGCACACATAATCGACACATTGTCCAGATGGCCATAGCGGTTCGCAACTCGATCTTTCAATTCGTTGATGGCGGCCACATCACGGTCAATGAACCAAGCGCGAAAGGGCACGCTCGGATACCGGGCGCGCATGACATCCAAAAACACAATCGGGCTGCCCGGCTCATTGAAGGCATGATTATGCCCGCATCCTGCATTCAGGTCTATGTGGTATGCCGGGCCATAAAAGAGCGCATTGATTTTTAGATACAGATTGCCCTGCATATCGAACATCGCGCCAAGTTTGCGCTCCTTGTCGGGCGTACTCGGCCCCTGGCCCTGCGTCATTTCTTCTGTTCCTCGCGCACCTGTTTTGGCTGCCAGATTGGGTAGAGCTGCCGATCTGGAGCGTGCTCATATACAATGCGCTTCGCGAATCCACCCAAGGTCTCGATAACGCGGTCCAGACACACAACGACAAGTGCATGAGCATCATCACCGCCCGCCAATACAAGAAATTCCCGAATCCTTAGTAAGGCCTCCAGTGGTTCATCACGCTTCGATACATAAAGCCCCAGACAGCGTGGCTTATCCGCTTCAGCGAGTAATTCGCGCGCTCGTTCTAGATCAAGATTTCGCATCACATATCTCCTCAATCCCCGCAGACATCCCGCACGAATCTGAGCGCCATTGCCGCGACCTGGATGGCCTCTTTGCGCATGGCGGCCAGGTCCCGGTCCTCCTTTTTCCGCTTGATCTCTTCCCACAGTTCGTCGAGTTCTTCGAGAATCACTGCATAGCCTTCATGCGCCGAATTGAATGGCGGGAATTTCGCGGCCGCCAGCGAATATTCCTGGCGAATCGCATCAACGAGTTTTTCCTGTGATTCCGTCATAGCTCCTCAACCGCGCCGCAGGCGTGGCATTTGATACGGGCCTCCCATCGCCATTCCTCGCCACCATCGGGCGCAACGACGCCGGTGCGGCCGTGCCGCTCGATGTATTCCAAGTTCGCCGATCCGCAGGATCCGCACAGCACCTGCTCCTCTACGTCTTCGACTCGGGCGGCTTCTTCTTCGGTGCCTTGGCATCCGCCGGCTCTGGCATGGGCGGCGGCGCCTGGGGCGCTGGCGGAAAAAAACTGGCCTGCCCCTCGTCCGGCGCCGGCGCGGGCTGGACCACCGGCTCGTCCGGCTCAGTCTCCGCGGCCGGCGGCCCGAAGCCTGGGTGCTGCGAAATCTTGTCGCGCAGGGAGGGCACGACGATCGCCGCGCTCGAGGCCAGGCCCGGCACCACCTGGTCGGCCTGCAGGTCGCGTGGGAGCTGCGCCGGCGCCGCGCTCTCGACCGGGATCGCCTCCGCGGCCTCGTCCCGCGAAATGGCGCCGCGCATCACATGCGGCGCATGATACTTCTTCACGCGGCCGATACACCGCCAGTAGTACATGTCCTGCGTGTACTGCTTCCATGGTCCGGCTTTGTCGAGTAATCCCGCCTGCTGCGCATGATATTCGGTGAACGATACCGACACCGGCTTGCCATTGCGGTCGACGACCGGCTCATAGCGCTGCGAGGCCTGATTCCATTTCTTCAGCCACAGCGTGCAGCCGACGCATTTCTGGTGCTTGCGTCCCTTGTGCTCCACTTCCTCTTCGTGCCATTCGGTGTCCCAGTCATAGCCGGCGGCCTGTAATTTGGCGCCGATGATCTCGTTTTCCACCGTCGGGCGGCCGTTGACGAAGTAGATATAGCGGATCGAATCCGCCTGGTTGAATCCCCAGGCGCGCCCCAGTTGGATCTTGACCATTGCGGTCGCGACCGCCTGCTCCAATGTGCTGCCTTTGATGTCGCTGAATAATCCGCAAACGGCAAATTCCCGCGCCAAGGCTCTGTCGTGCGTATAGGTTTGCCGCGCCAGTTCCACCTCGACCAGCGCCGAAATCCAGGCCTCGCGCTTGGCCGAATCCGGCACCGAAAGCAGATGCTCGATCGTGATGCGGTTGGGCCTCGGCTCTGTGGTAGCTACCGCGGCCGCAGGCGGCGCCGGGATCACGGCATTGGCTTCTGGCGCCTGCTGCGGCACCGGCGATACGCTCCGCTCGATGCCGTGCCGCGTCTGACCAGCCGTATCGGCCGGCGTCTGTTTCTGGTCTTCTGCTGTCGTCATTTCGAATACCTCTTTCTGAAATCGCTCGCCCTGGGACAGGTGGCAAAGTGAATCGCGCCCGTCGCCTCATACGGCGCGATGCGGCCGTTCTGGTGGCGCACCCAGTACAATTCCGCGCCGCAGCCGGCGCAGGTGCCCGGCTCGCCGATGCGCCCCAGGAGCGCGACCATCCATTCGCGTGCGCGCTCCAGTTGCTGCCGGCATTTGTCGATGTCGAGAATATCCGCGGCCGATGTCAGATCACCCATAGTTACTGCCCCGCCTTGAAGATGGAATAACTCTGCTTCACAGTTCCGAGCTCTGCATTCCCGCGCTTGAATTCCGGCACCCATACGAGAGCCTTGACGCGGCCAAACAGGCCGCCGCCATCCCGATAGTCGCGCCGGTGCGCGCGCACCCAGTGCTCGCGCCGCTCAATCATCTCGTCGGAGGTCGGCGCGTTCAATCGCTCGTGCGCGAAGTGCGGCAAATGGATCGTATGCCAGACCGAGCACGGCGCGCGCTTGGGGTTCACGACCTGGACTGGCGGCTTATCGAGCGGCGGATCGACGCGCGTGCCGCGGGTGTTCATCGTCGTGAGGGATTCGCATGCCAGGAGGTAGGTCCATTGTGCCGTATCCTGCCATTGCTCAATCGAAAGGCGGCCACCTACCAGAATTCGCCCGTCGCCATCGAGATAGGTCAGATGTTCCGCTGCAATAATAGCGGTGTCCTGATACTCGACGATTTGCGTGGAGTGAATAAGAAATCGCGCCGACGGCTGAGGAGGCAGCACTTCCGCAAATGCGAGAGGAATTTGCTCATGATCAAACCTGATGATCAGAACGGCAGTGCGCTGGCCGCTTCGGAAAATACATTCAAGCCATAACGTCTTGCGGCATGGGATACAATCTTGCGCTCGGACATCAAGATCAATACCTTTATCGCCGATACAATCGTGGATTGCCTGGATATTGACCAGTGCCGGCGGGAGGTCATTGATAGCGGTAAAAAGCATTTTGCCATGCTCATTTGTGAATGGGGGATAGAGCGCAATGTTTTGTTTCTTAGCGATGCGCGACCATAGGCTGGCCATTATGTTCATGCCTCCTCCGCGGGCAAATCATTGTGCACAAACCGGATCCGGCGAATTCCCGGCCTGGTCTTCGTGTATTCGGCAATCAGCGCCTCGCGCTGTTTGGGGTCCTTGATGAAATTCGTGACCGTGGCGATGGCCAAGGCCTCCCAGTCGGTCGCCTTGCTGTCGCGCGTCCGGCGCCAGGTAAAGCGGCCCCGCGGCCACTTGAGGCCTTCGCTCTCGCCGATCGCCTCTTTGATCCGATTCTCCAGAAGATCCTTTTCGTCCTCGTGCTCTGCCAGCATCTGGCGCACGGCCGCGTATTGCTCGAGCAGTGCGATTTCCTGGTCAGTCGCCTGACGGATATCGGGCCGGTATTCGGCGAACCGCGTCTGCAGCCACTGGCTGGCCTGCCAGGATCCGGTCATCGGCGGCCGCTCATTGCCCACCATGAAGCGCCGATGCCATTCGTCGATGCGCTCGTTCATGGCGGCCTCGAGGACCAGGTCGCGCTCGATCGTATACACCCGCGCCTCGCCGCCAATCAGCGCGATCACGTCCCAGACCGGATACTCCAAGACGCCCATGTAATGCGCGACCTGGAGTTGTACCCGCTCGGGGATTTCGTCGGAAGTATGACCCCAGTTGTGGCGCTGGTCCGAGGCCACCACCTTCACCTCGACGCCGCGGAGTTCGCCGTGACACAGGCCATCCGGTGTCGCTCTCCGATGGGGATATTTGGGATTAACGACCGTCTGATCGTAATAATAAGAATTCCGCCCTGTCAGCTTTCCATGGACATCAATGAGCCCCCGCTCCAGGCATTTGCCGACGATCATCCGCATTGTCGGCTTGGATTCCCGATAACTGAAATAGTCATGCTTCGATAGCCAGACCGAAAGCCCATCGCGCGATGCGTCGCAGCCGATGATGGCCCCCACCTCAGATCCGCCGATTGTTTTCTGGCGTATTGTCTCGTCAACCATCGGATATCTCTCCCATTCGAGCCAATTGAAGATTCGTGTCGCGCAGCGGGCGCAGGCCCACCAGGTATCTGCAAACCCGGTCCCCCATCCGCCGCACAGGTCGCAGCGAATGCGGTCTATTTTCGTTTCCCGGTTTTCTTGTGATTCGTCGGCGGCGGCTGATTCGCCGGAGGGCGATTCGTCATCGCGTCCTCGTCGACGATCCCCGGCAGCGCCTGCTCGGCCAGATCGCAGATCACCGTGCCGATCGGGATGTAGGCCGCCTCGCGCAGCTGGCGCCGCGCCGCCTCGCGCTTCAGTTGCGCATGGACGGTGCGGGTCAGCCGCACGGAAATTCTGACGAAGTCGGCTTCATCGACTTCCATGGCAATTCGTCCCATGTCGAGTAGATACTCCTATCCTCGGGGCGCAAAAACCCGAATTGACCATTTGTTACGCCGCGCCGTCCAACCGTCTCATTTTCGTGGCTGCTTTCAGGCGCGGTGCAATAATGTGATACCAATATTTCTAACCGAAAATAAATATCGTGTCAACCCCGTAAAAACCCCAAAAAAACGTGGTGTTGGTGTGTGCATTATTCGTGCATTATTCGCACCAATATTGCACCAACTACGGTTGGGGCCAATAGCCACGCGGCTTCGGGCGCCTGACATTTTCGCCCTTCCATGTTTCAGGAATGCGCGCGCCGGGCGGGCAACTATTTTTTCTCTTATCCCCTGGGGGTTCAGGACTCCGGCCAGGCCCTGGTCACATCATCTTGCCGACAGTCGTCTCGACCGCTGAGTTGAGCGCGGGGTCCGCGATCTCAGCGCCCGCCGTCTGCACTGCCGGGTCCATGACGACGAGCGGGTGCACCTGCATCGCGACGAGGTCCGGCTGCGCGAACGTGCCCTGCGCCCACTTGTAGCGCGTGTTATGCGCTGGCGCTGTGATCGGCTCGATGAGGATGTAGTCCGCGAGCCTGATACAGGACATCTTGACGCGCCCGCGAAATGTCATGTCCTGCGCGAGTGCTGCGCTTTCTTCTAGTGTCATGATTTCCTTTCTCTTAGGCTGCCTTTACGAATCCAGAACCATCCACGGTGAGCAATTTCAAACTTCCACCTAACCACAGAAACGGTGAGCCATCTTCATTGATTTGGAGTCGTGTGATGCCATTTGTCATGAGAGCCACTTTCCCGCCTGCGCCGCCCTGCGTTGCCAAATACAGTGTATCGGCATAACCGTCCAGTCGCATCTGCACGGCTGTCGTCGGAGAACTATTCCCTATCCTGATATCGGCCGTCACCTCGAGATTGTTCGCGATGCGAACATCTGCATCCGTTCCACCAATACGCATCAGCTCAACCCCGCCGCGCAGAAATACGTGACCGGCAATTAATGGAACTTCGTACTGCAATTCATTGGGCGCGATGCCAAATCCGAACCAATTAACCGGATTATCATAAAGGCCGATTTTGCGGCCCGTTGCCATCGCAAACCCTAACGGTACTGAGGGACTCGTCATGCCGATGCCGACGTTGCCTCCACCAAAGGAAAATTTGGATGCATAGAAGAACATAGGCATATTGGCGGATACGGCGTCATTGAATGACTCGATCAAAAGATCGGTTGCTGATGCGGTGATGCCAAAATTTATATTCGCGACTGGTCGGACTTGAAACGTCCGCGCGAGACTGACGGTGCCGATGCCAATTTTGGCGACATTATTTAGCACGTAATTTGCGCCGTCGATATTCTGTAGCCACGGTGTTTGCGCTGCGCCCTTCATTGCCGGAGAGAGCACCGCATTACTCAGCGTGAAGCCGCCGCCATCGATATTCTGTAGCCACGGCGTTTGCAAGCTGCCGCTATTTGTCCAGCGCAGGCCTTGCGCCTGGGAGGAATCCGCGACCAGCACTTGCCCGTTAACGCCAGCGGGCATGGCTTCGACGGCGCTTGCGCCGCGCACCAGTATCTGGCCCTTGGCTGTCGTTGGATCGTTGACCGCCTTCGAGCCAAGCGCCTGCACGTCGATCCATAGATCGTTGAGGGCCTGCCGCACGGCGTTCTCATGCGAGGCCGTGATGAGATCGCCGGAGGCCACGGCGGGCGGAATCACCGGCGTCACCGGCAGCGTGATGCCGAGCGGCTCGGCGGCGCCGGGTTCGGTGACGCTGAGCGGATCGGGCCAGAGCTGGAAGTCGGGCGGCACGTTCGAGCCGATGAGATTCGGGAAGGCGTAATGCGGCGGCGACGGCAGCGCCAGCCGGTAGCGCACGGTGAGCGAATCGCGCGGAACTGTGGGCATGATGACCTCCTCTAGGACTGGGCCGGAACCGGCGCCGGATCGCGCACCAGCTCGCGCCCGTTCTCGGCCACGCGCCAGTTGCCGGTGAGGCCCTGTTGCCGGATGAACAGAATGAGAGCGCCTTGAATCTGGGAGTTTGTGGCCAGAATCTGCCGGTCGAGCGCCGCCTTGAGTTCGGCGAGCAGGTTGATGCTCGCGTCGTCGAGTGGATAGTTTTCTGCTTCCATGTCTTTCTCTCTCCTATGGTGAAATGCTGACGCAGATCCCGCCGATGAACTGCATGGTGTAGCTGCCGACAGTGATGGTGCGGTTCGCCACGCCGACGCTGCCGCCCACGCGGTAACCGCCGTCGGCCCGCACGTAACCGGCGTTGCCTTGCATCTCGATATAACTGCCGCCTTGCAGCACCAGCGTTCCCCAATTGCCGCCCGGCGCACGGACGAGAGCGGCCACCTGGGTACCGCCTCCGTAGACGACGACACCGCGCGACACAAGATCGGCGCGGTCGCTGCCTGTCGTGATCCGCAGAAACAGGCTGGTGTAGCTGGAGTCGTAGCTATTCGGGCCGCTGACAATCTGCGAACCGCTTGCGCCGTGCGTGATGGTGAGCGCCGCGTCCTTGATGTTCAGGTTGCCGCCCGTATCTGCGACGAGCTTTGCATCGGCTGCGCCGTTGCCGCCGACCGCCATGTACTTGACCCAACCGCCGTGCACGCCGGGCGCGGAATCGAGAATCCCGAACTGGCCCACGATGTTGCCCGCAGCGTCCTTGATATTGATCTTGCCTGGCTTGCCGCCGCCGCCGCCGACCTCGATAAAGTTCGCATTGAGCTTGTCGGAGTTCACCGTGCCGACAATGAGCTTGCCGCCCGAGATAGTGCCGACCTGCCCGTCCTGGATGAGGCCGATGGTGATGGTGGCGGCGTTGATGCTGCCGATCTGCGTCGAGACGATGGAGCCGGTGATGGCCGAGGCGTTCACCGAGGTGATCTGGCCCGCCGTGATGCTGCCCTGGATGGCGGTTGCATACACGCTCGCGATCTGGTCGGCGCTGATGGTCCCGCTGATCGACGATGCATTCACGCTCTGGATCTGCGAGGCCTGAATCATGCCCGTGATCTGGCCCGCCGTAATGGACTGGATCTGCGCCGCGACGATCAGGCCGATGATGGAGTTCGCATACATGCCGCCGATGTTAAACACATTCATGAGCGCCCCTTGCGGGTTGTCGTTCAGCGTGTAGCCAGTGCCCGCCGCGTTGATCTGGTAGAAGTGGCCGTCGCCGCGGTTGTAGAAGAACGTATTGGGCGGGTAGTTATTCGGGTCCGGCAGGGCTGGCGGCCCGGCCAGCATCGGGATCGGCCTGAGCGGCGTCGAGTACTTGGCGAGGTCGTCGATGATCTGGTCGGCCAACTGATCACTGACGATGACGCCCTGAATCACGGCGGCGTTGACACTGCCGATCTGCCCGGCCACGATTGCGCCCTGGATCACAGGCGCATTCACTGAGCCGATCTGATCGGCGACCACTTGGCCCACGATGACGCCCGCATTGACCGAGCCGATCTGGCCAGCCGTGATCGTACCCATGATCGTATTGGCATTCACACTGCCGATCACGGCGGCGCTCAACCCTGGCGGGACCAGGATGTCGGCGTCGGTGATCGAGCCCGGCGCAGGCTTGGCTAACTGCTGCTGCGACGTATGCCAGCGGGACCGCTGGTCTATCTGGCGCAGTGTGACTTCCAGATCCCGCTGCGCCGCGCCGAACTGCGCCTCGTAGCGGACGAGCTCCGGCGTCTCCCAGACCATGGTTAGCGCCCGTACCAGATAGGCCGAACTCAGTGAGAGCGTGTGCTCGTCGATAACGACCTGCTGGCCGCACTTGAGCCAGTCCGTATCCCACGTGGTAAAGTTGCCCGTCTCCACGGGATAAGCGCCGCGCAGCACCATCGACTTCGCGCGGAGCGCCGCGTCCCACGCCGTGGTGATCTGATCGTCCACGACGGCGGCGGCGTGCTCGCCGTAGAGCGAGATCGACACCGGGTCGGAATAGCTCGCCTCGATGAGAATGCCGGAGGCGTAGTCCCAGGTGCCGCGTACATAGGAGCGATTCACCGGATTCGTGAAGTCGTGGCGGTAGCCTGACACCTTCACCGGAAACGAGGTGACCAGGTCGGCGCTGGTTGAGAGCGTATAGGGCGCAGCCGGAGCCGCCGAGGCGACCTTGTAATGCAACTGCGCGTTGAAGTCGATGCGCCACTCGGCCATGGCCAGGGCGGCCAGCTCGTCGAGGATCGCGCGGCATGTCTTCGTGCGCCAGTCAAAGTTCTGGATGACGGGCACGATGGTATCGACGTCGCTCGGGTTGATCGTCGGACAGAAGGTGCCGAGGATGGCCTGAATGATCTGCTTATCAGACAGCGGGAAGTCCAGGAAGAAGTTGCCGCCCCAGGCTACGGCCCTATCGAGGAACGCCGACCAGTCATTGAGCCCGGCGCGGAAGAAGATCTCGAATGGCGCGGCGTCCGAGTGTTCCATGTCGAGCGTGTAGATGTGGCCATGGAAGAGCTTCGTGACCCCGTCGCGCCCGTCGAGGATGACGACCTCATACAACTCGCGCAGGTCCACGGCGTAGCGGTCGATGTCGTAGTGCGCAAAGTCGTAGCGGGCCACGCGCCCGAACGTGCGGCCCATGATCGTCAGGCTGGCCGTCGTGATGCGCTTGGTCGAGTCGTAGGCGATGCGCGTTTCCTGGAGGCGGCAGTCGGCTGTAACGTTCGTGCCGTTCATCAGGACGACGATATTCATTGCGGCATGAGTTGCGTAGCGAGATTCTGCGCGATCTGATTGCCGAGCGCCCGCGCGGCCTCGGCAGTCGTCAGGCCCTGCGGCGAGACGTTAACGGTGATGCTCCGCTCGCCCTGCGTGCCCGCCCACTGGCACAACTCAGTCAGGCGGTCGGCGCAATCCATGATCTTGAGCAGTGTCTGGCTGGAGATATTCCTGCTGAGTGGCAGTTCCATGGCGATCATATTCAGCGCAGGTTTGAAATCGTTCTCGGCCAGTTGTTTGATGAAGTCAATCTTGGTCGCCATCCATTGGATATTTGGCCCGATGGAATCGTAGAGCAGTGACTTGATATCGAGAATCAAACCGTACTCGGTCCACCAGTCGCGATGAAAGAAGTCGTTCGTGTTTTCGAGAATGTGCAGCAGATGGATCTGCGAATACCGCACTTCCTTCTCGATCAGGTCGAGCGTCTTGTTCATGCCCGCCATCTGGAAGTTGCCGAAGATGCTCGACCCCGCGCCGACAATTGCGCCGATGCCGCCGAGGCCTCCGAGACTGCCCATGATGCCGCCCATGCCGCCAGCGCCACCACTGCCGCCGCCCATGCCCGGTATTCCCGGCACACTGGCGCTGCCGCCACCTCCTCCTCCTCCGCCGAAGATACCGCCGAGTTTCTTGAAGCCATCAAATATGCCACCCAGGCCCTTGCCGCCGAGCAGATCGGCCAGGGCGCCGGAGAGCAGATCTTTCAACGCATTCGTAAAGGGCGTAATGAAGACCGAGACGGCGGCTTCGCCCAGGTCCTTGAGCATTGTCTTTGCCTTCTCGCCCCAGGACATATCGCCATCGAACAGCGCCTTGGCCATGTCCTGCGCGAAGTTCGTAACGATGGTCGATACTTCTTTTCCGAAGTCGGTCCAGACGGTCTTCTGATTGCCGCTGCTTGTTTCGAGTTGCTTTTCCAGTTGCTTCAGGGCCGCGTCCTGGTCCTTGGTCCACGTCCCATAACCCGCGTCTGCCGCTTCCTTGACCTGCCGCAGATACTTGGCTTGCGCAGTCAATCGCGCATGCTGGCTGGCATTCTGGTCGGCCTCGATCTGCGCCCATGCGCCGTAGGCGTCGGCGACCATAATGTCCATTTCGGCTCTGCTCTTAATGCCCAGTTGATGGTAGGCCCCTGCCAGTTGATCCGTCTCGGCCTTCTGCGCTGCGATGGTCTGAGTGGTCGTGGCGAGGGCGGCATCGAGCGCCGCCAGCGATTGCGTTGTGACTGTGCCCGTGACATTGGCGAAGGCTGCCGCGGCCTGCGAAGCCGCCTGCAGATCAGGTATCAGATTGCCCTTCAGGTGATTGTCAAGCTTTTCCTGCGCAGCGAGCATGGCTATCTGAGCCTGCCTCAAATCCTCCGTACTGGCCCTGCCGCCTTCAAATGCCAGTGTCACGGCATAGAGCGCCGCCTGCGCCTTGGCGAGCTCGGCCCGGACCGAGGCCTCGCTCGTGACGCCCAAGGTCTTATAGGCAGTCGTCAGGCTGTCAACCGCTTTGATGGCCTTCTCTGTCTCGTCCTTGTGCTTCTTGCACTCGTCGGCCTCGGCCTTGGCGGCAGCGGCGGCCAGCACGGATTCGTCGGTGGCCTGCCGTGTGGCGTTGCGCAGGCGATGTGTCGCAGCGGCAGCCTCATCGGACGATTTCTTCTTGGCTTCGTCCGCCTTGGCAGCCTCGGCCATCTTGGCCTGCGCTTCGTCCCAGGCGGTACCGATGGCTTTGAATTTCGCTATGAGGGAGTCGCCGCCGGGCACTGCCGAAATGAGACTGACGACGTAATCGAATGCGCCCTTAATCAGGTTGATCGCCGTGTCGGCAGTCTGAGTAATGAGGCCCCAGGCCCACTTCCAGTATTCAACCAGTGGTCCGAAGACGGCCTGCACAGCGCCCCAGAGCAGATCGAGTTCGGTCTTCCATAGCGTGATGAGCGGACTAAAGAGCGTGCCCAGGAAATCGCCGACCGCGACGAATGCTGCCTTGACTGCTGGCCAGTTGTCGAAGACCCACTTGCCTAACAGCGCCAGCGCGGCAACCGTTCCCGCAATCGCAAGCGTGGCCGGATTCAGCGCCAGCGCCGCCGCGGCGGTTCCGAGTCCGCCGAGGGCTGTCGTCAACCCGCCGATCACGCCAGCAATCGTGACAAACGTAGCCGTGATGCCGCCGACGATGACAATGGCTTCCTTGACCGGGCCGGAGAGATTATTGAACCATTCGGCCAGCGCCTGCACAGCATCGGATACGCCGCGGATGATCGGCGCAACAACATCGAGCACGCCCTTGATAGCGCCGCCGATGGCGACCATGGCATCTTCGGTGCTCTCGTCGAGGACATGCATTGCGCCCTTCCAGCCCTGCATGGACCGTTCCGCAGCGCCCTCGAACCGTTTACCCAGATCTTCTGTTACCGCAGCGGCGACCTGCTTGGTAGACACGAGGCCCGATTTAATGGCTTCCATTGCGCCGGGAACATCGGTGCCGAGCATCGTGGCTATCGGTTGCCATACTTCAGGCCCGAACTGCTTCTCCAGCGCCTTCATGTCCTTCGCCGTCGCTACCGTATGGCTCTGCATTGTGGCCATAGCGGCACTCGTTTCCGTGATCCATTCAGGAGCCATCTTCAGGCCAGCCGCCGCATCGACCAGCGCCGTCATCTGCTTTTGCGTATCCTCTGCGGATACGCCGAGCAGCATCATGTTCTTGGCAGCCGGGCCGATGGTGTCCTCGAAGTCGAACATCGACTTCATTTCGAGATCGGAGAGCTCGTCGAAGATCTTCTTCGTTTCCTCTGTCGGCCCATTGAGGGCGACGAATGCGTCTTCGAGGAATGCCGTGGCTTCCTGCGCCTCAAGCGCACTCTTGGCAAACTCGGTTAAACCAGCAAGCGCACCAAGGGAAGCCAGCGCACTGCTGATACCAGTGATGGCAGAGCCAATGGCCTCAAATCGGTCTGCCGAATCCTTTGCGCCCTTCTGCGAGGCCGCGACCATATCGCCGACAGCCTTCAGAAATTGCTGGTTCTCTAGTGTCGCCCTTGCTTTTAATTCGCCCGCGTCGGCCATTGCTTACCTCCATAACGGGCCGCGCTCCAGGCGTCGAGCCGCTGGATGATCTCCCCTGATTCGCCCGCCCGGTACTTCGATGGCGGGCGCTCGCCCTTGACGGCCCATCGCATCTCGCCAGGGACCACAGGTGCCAGGATCACGGCTGGCGTGCCCCGTTGCGGTGATGGCCCTGGCTGCGCAACCTGGGCACTTGGCGGCGCTGCGGGCGCCCTCCGGGTATCCATGGCCCGGCGAGCATTGGCATACGGCATAAAGCTCTCTGGCTGCACTCCTGGCCCTTTACCCGAGCCCATGACGTTTACGAGCGTGGCGGCAATGACCGCCGAACAGTGCTCGATAAAGTCATGCTCGGCATAAAAGCGGTTGCGGAGCGCAGTAAACTCCTCGAAGGTCAGATCCCAGAATTCGGCTTCGCTACAGCCGAAGTCGTATCTTCCGATGGCCCAGAGACTGAGCCAGTCAGTAGGCTCTGACCGTTGGCGTTTTTTGGTGGCTGCAGTTCGGGCCAACTGCCACTGGCCGCATAGATGACCATCTTGAACAACTCCGGAAGCATCTCCGTCTCGACATGCTCGTCGAGCCAGTCCTGCGTGATCTGCGGATGGTGCTCCTTGAGCCCGTAGTACAGCAGCAAGCTTATGCGGTCGGGATGCTCCCAGGCGTTGCCGAGTCCGGTTTCGGCCTTGAAGAGTGAGATGCCGTGGTCTTTGTCGAGCGCCTTCATCGTGCGCAGATTGAAGCGCAGTTGGAGTGACTGCCCTGCAATCTCGACGAGGATCGGCTTCCCTGGTTCCGGTTTCGTGTATGGCATGTGGGCCTCCTGGTTATGTGGCCGACTGCGTTACCGTGTGGACCAGTCCCAGTTCGCCAATCAGCACCTGACCCGTGCGGGCCGCGCCTGTGCCAAGGGCGACGGTGTAGGTGACTTCGAGGTCGCCCACGGTCGGTTCGGTCGGCGCAGTAATCGTGATCCAGGGCACGCTCGATACGGCGGTCCATGCGACCGGGCTGCCGCCCGCTGCGACGTCGAAGGTTCCAGGGCCGCCCGCGTTGGCCACAGTGGCCGCAGCGGGTTCGGCAGCGATGGCCGCCGGGACGACCGTCGGCTTCGTCATGACGCGGATTCCTATGTTGCGGGTGGCCACGCCCTGCGTCGGGAAGGCCTCGCCGAGCGACTTGAGGAAGCCACAGAAGACGCGCGTGTAGTGGCTGGCATCCATGGCGATCAGCCGGAACTTGGTCGTAATGCGGTTCCAGAACAGGTACTCCATACCGAACGGCGAATTGTAGGCCTGGGTCGGATCGGTCGGATTCCAGAAGCACGGGAAGGTGATCTCACCGGGATCGGCGAGCGACGGAATGAACGTGCGCACGGCGGACCCGGTTGAATGCGACGTGGTTTCGATTTCGCCCATGATCGCGGATGGCCCGGCGATATCGCCCACGCCCTCGATGGTCACGTATTCTTCGGGCGTGCCACCGGGATTCGAGCACACTTGGAGCAGGGTTCCGTACGACGCGAACCCTGCGATTTCTTGGTCACAGCAGCCAGCAGGCATATGCCTTTTACTCCTTGTTGAATTGCGGTCTGGTACTACGGGTTTGTACTGCGGATTCCAGGAATTCAAACAGGATCCTGTATTCCTGGATGACTTGAAACAAACGGGTGTCGTCTTCATAGAGCGACGTTTGCATCAGGTAGAACGTCGATCCGAAACGGATGTTCTGGTAGTCGCCGTGGTAGGTGTCGAGCCACTGGCGCATCGAGTCGGCGACGGCGAGCGCCCGCGACTGGGACTCATCGAAGATGGAGACTTGATAGTCGCGCTGCTTCTGTTTCAGCGGCCCATTGATCGAGTGCATCGGCAGCGGGCCGACGGCGAAGAACACAATGTAGGGCACGGCCAGGGCAGCATTCGGCGCTTGCGGCGCACGCTGCAGGAAGACGCGGTTCCCGACGAGGTTCGAATCCATCAGGAGTTTCCGAAGTGTCTGCTCGAAAATGACCACTATTTGGGTGGGTGGTAGGCGGCCTGCGCGGCCGCGCTCTCGACAATCTTCTTGATGCCGGGCGCGATATCGCTGACAAAGGTCGGATGCATGGCGAGCAGCGCGGGCCGGAAAAACGGCTTAGGCGCCATCTTGCTCGTGCCGAATTCGACGAACCCGGCATAGTAGGCCTTCTTCTTGCGGACGCCCATCAGAATGCCGCGCTGTTTCGGGCCGCCCTTGGTCGTATACACCGCCGCGCTGAGGGTGCCGGTGACGTCGTGAATCAGCGACCGGGCGTGGGCCATGGCGCGATCGCACGGATCGATCAGCACGTCCTTAACCGCTGCGTTCTTATCGTCGAGCGCGAGGCCTGCCTTTTCAAACGTGCGGCGCAATTCGTCGACGCCGGCCCATTCGATCCTGGCGCTCTTCCGGGCCATGACTATTCCACCCTCCGGCAGGTCAGGACGAGGCCTGCGTTGCGCCTCTGCGTATTCGTGATGGCCAGGATTTCGTAGATCACGCCGGTGTAGGTTTCCCGCACCCGCCAGCGCGAATCGATGGCGCCTTGCATGCGAATCGTGATCACGGTCTGGAGCAGCGCCACGACACGCCCCGAGGCGTCCTGCTCGGCGCCGGCGGCGGGCGCGATCGCGGCCCAGACGGTCGCCACGCCCGCCCAGCCCGTGATCTCGTCCTGCTCCTCGTTCAATATCGGCATCTCGAGCGTCACGCGCTTGTCCAGGTCGCCGGCGCTAAGTTCAGGATTGGGCACTCATGCGCCTCCACAGAACCGGACAACGAAGCCGCTGAACACGAGTGCCGCTATCAAGGCCACATAGAGCCAGAATGCGCGGTCTGTCATAGCATCCCGAATGGATAATCCCTTTCCGGCGCAAGCAGTGATTCCACGGCCATGGGTACAGGCGTCATGGCGCCGGCGGCCACGGCTTCACGGTTGCGGTACCAGTGGCCAATGAGAAAGCGCATGGCCCACTTCACGTTTTCGCCCACTGCGGCATCGATCTCGCGGCGCAGGATATTCTCACAGTGCAGCCGCGCCGCCATCTCCAGATCCGTGAGGTACTCGTCTTCCTCCGTGATCACGGGTTCGATGCGCAAGTGCATTTTCACTTCGTCGACGGTCAGTACCGGAGGCCTGCCGGCCGCGGATGGGGTGAGCGGCGTTTCCGGCCAGTCCTCCGGCGCCATGCCCGCCGTGCCGCCCGAACCGGTCAGGATCGTGACCAGATTGCGGACGAAGTTGTCGCGGTCCTCGAAGCTGTACTTATCGACGCGGATATGTGGCAGGATCGGCGGCTGCGTACTCATGTCTTCAGTCATCCTTTCTCTCGCGCGTGCCAGTAGCCAGACCAATGGGCTTCCATTTCCACTGGGTCAATCCAAAATTCACCGTTGATGTCCCGGTGGCGCTGATGGTGGCAGCCGCGGCAAAGTGCAGCCAGGTCTTCGGCGGTTTCGCGGCCGCGGCATTCATAGTTCAAGTGGTGCAATTCAAGGCGGCCCCATTCACCACAATCCTCACAGCGGCCGACCGGATGTTCTGGTGTCGCACCGGCGCGAGCGAGTACTTGCCTGCGCGTTTCGCCGGGAATCGGGAAAGAGCAAATGTCGCACCATGTCTCCTGGATTTGATTGCCGCCGCTAAATACGGACGTCTGATGCCCGCAAGCCAACGTCAGTACACAATGCGTGCGTTCTTGGTGACAGTGTATGACCCGAATCTTGCTGCCAACCGGAGCTGGACCGCGGTCATTCCATCCCATTACGTCTCCGTCGGCTCATCGGATGAGGAGAGATAGCATCCAGAAGGCAAGGCCGAGCGCCGTCAGGTTGACACGGGTGATCAGGACGCGGATGGCCGCCAGGACAAAACAGAGAAACGCCAGGAGCAGCAGGATCAAATTCAGCGTAATCATCACTTCGTCTCCCTCGCGTCCGGCTCGCGGATCTCGACGATCCCTTCTTGGGCCAGATGCAGCGCCAATTCATAGGGCAGGCGGGCGTACTGGCCCGCCGTGTAGCGTTTGCCACCCGGCTGCTGGTACGCCCGCTTGAAGATCACGGTCACTTCTGAGCTGCCCTTCTGCTTCACTTCGGCTGCGCTGTCGGCGGCAGTGGATGGCCTGGCAGACCAGCACTCAGCGCCAGCCAGCGATAACCGATCCCAACGATCCAGACGAGAACGAGGCATTTGCCCGCAATCCCGGCATCGGGCGGTAGCGGCGGCCAGATGCCGATGGGATAGATGGGCCCGCCGCCGACTACGGGCGTATCAGGTAAAGGGTGCCCTGCCACAGGCGGGGGGCCGCCTCCTCCCGGCCCTCCAGGCAGCCCTTGTCCGGGCAAGTCCGGCCATGTCCCAGGCAGTCCCGGATCAGGCTTCTCCGGTGGTCGCGGCACGATGATCGGCCAGTCCGGCGGCTCAATGGGCCACAAGCCCAGATCAGGCGGTTTGGTCCACCAACCTGGGGGCAACGGCGGCAGGCCTTTGGGCGGCCAGACGGAGGGCGGATACACCGGGCCGCCGCCAATCGATGGCGGCAGGCCCTGATCCGGTTCGCCCGGCCTGCGGATGATCGTAATTTCAGCGAGCATTGTTCACCTTTCTGTCAAATCGACATCTGAAAATGGGAGCGCGAGGAGCATATTTGCGGAGGACTCTCGCGAGCCCTCCGCCTTTTCTTTTACGGGCCGGCGACCGTCAGGACGCCCTTCACAAACGCATTGGGCCGGAATACGGCGAGCGCGATCCGCTCCTCCGCTCTGACCGTGACCATGTTCTTCACGAAGTCGTCCTCGTTTTCGTAGGCGATATCGACGGTAACCGATTCGCGGTCAAACAAGGTTGCGTTGGGCGCGAATTCGCCGACCAGGAAGGCATCGCCGGTCATCGCGAACGTTGGGACTACCGGTACGCCCCACAGTGTCGGCGGCGCGGTCATGGCCGGCGGCCCGCCCAGGATGTAGGCGCCCTGCGTATTCTTCAGGATCTGCATCTGCGCCCAGGCGGTCGGCCCGACGACGATCGCGGTGGCGCGATAGCCGAGCGAGGCCAGGTGTGCAATTGCGGCCAGGATCCGGTCTGCCGAATTGGTGATATCCGTCAGGATGCCGGCTGGCAGCGCCGGCGCCTGCACGTAAATCCCGTGCAAGTGGCCGGCGGTATTGTCGCCATGGAGCAACTCGATGTCTTCCTTTTTCAGCACACCGTAGATGAGCTGCGCATTCAGACTCGCGGCAAAGGCGGGCGCATCCGCGACCATCTGCCGGGACATCTTGGCGAAGTGCGCAATGGTCCGCACCATGGCGGTCGCGAGCGTTCCGCTGCCGGTCGATTCCGCCTTCTTGTCGCCCTCAGCCACCTGGTAATCGGCCAGGAGATTCCAGGTTTCCTTCACGTACTCGACAGCATTCGTTGCGCCGAGCGCCACCACTGTGAGCAGATCCCGAATCGCGAGCGGCAGTTGCGGCTCGGCAAACGAGCCTACGCGGATCGGGTTGATCGGATAATTGGCGCTCGTGATGGCGCGCTTCTCGAGCACCATGCCGGGGAGAGTGATGGAGAGCCTGTTGGTGCGCTGCGCGAACTCGCCCAGCGCCTTGTAGTGCTCGCTCTGAATGATGCGCTGGCCGAGCGATAGTATCTCCTGGTCGGCGCCGGAGATGATACCGGGCATGCGCGCGGTGCGCTCTTTGATGAGGCGCTCTGATTTCTCCTCAAATGCTTTTCTGGCAGCCTCCTGGGCGAGGGCCCATTCGGCATATTTCGCTTCGAGCGCCTTGCCCTGGGTTGCGATCAGATCGGTATGTTTCGTTTCAATACCCTTGGTGAAGTCGGTCAGCAGCGCGCGGTATTCCTCCGCGAGCTCCTTCTCGGTTTTATCGGCCATTGGCAATCTCCTGTAGTGCGGAACGGAAAGCCGCATCGGATAGATGCCGCAGTGTCCGGGCGTCCCGCTCGGAGCTGGGCGGACTTCCGCTTCCGTCAGGAAGCAGATAAGGCTGGAGCAGCGCGATTGCGCGCTTAGCGCCTTCCTTAGAGCAGCCCCCTACGTCCCGCAGGATCTGCTCGACATTGCGCAATGACTTGATCGAATCCACCCGCGCGCCGCGGTTGGCCGGAAACGGCGTGATGCTCGTCTCCCAGAGATTGATCTTCTTCAGCGTGCGAGCGCCGGTCGCCTCGTCATACTCCACCTCTTCGGCGGTGAAACCAATCGAGAGGCCGACGCGGAAGTCCGCCTTTTCGGAGGTCTGCATGAGCGCGAAGGCATCGCGGCCGCGCACGGTATCTAATGCGATCTGCCCTTCGATGTAAAGGCCTTTGGCATCCTCGGCCAGGTCGGTCGACACGCCGATCCAATCGAAGTGCTCCATGAAAATCGGGATCTTGCCGCGCTGCTCTTTGATCGATTCCGCAAAGGCGCCGGCCAGGATGCGGTCGCCATAGGCGTCGCGCCCATAGGTCGAGGCATACCCCGTAAATTTACCTGCCGCCTCGCTCTTCGTTTCAAGAAGCGAATAGGCTTTATATTCGCGGATTGGATCCGGCATCTTCTAACCTCCAGGAGTCGGTGTTGGGGACAGGGCGGCATCCGCCATGTTCAGTGGCGTCAGATACACATCGCCCTCGGCTATCCGGTTCTGGTCCTCGAGCTCGCGAACGTCATTCACGCTCAGCCAGCCCCACTGTCGGCCGACGGCATAGGCGGCGTACCGCGTCTTGATATCGGAGCGCTCGAATGCGGCGATGTTCAACTTGTAGAAATACGGCTCTTCGAGCAACATCGTCTGGATGCTGCGTTCGATGGCCGTGACGATGGGCTGCAGGGTGTACTGCAAGAATTCCAGAGCCTGTTGCTCGACGCTCGCATAGGTCGGCTTATCCATGGCGCCGACGAGGTGCGGCGGCACGCCATAGATGCGGGCGATCTGTTCCACGCTGAACTTCTGCTGCTCGATGTACTGTGCCTGCTCTGGCGGTATGCCCACGGCCTCGTACTTGGTGCCGCTCTCGAGGATGGCCACCTGGCCGGCATTCGCCGGGCCGCCGTGCAGCGCCCGCCAGGTCGCGCGGATATTGTCCACCTGGTCTTTTTTGAGCGGGCCTGGCGTCGTGAAGACGCCGGAAGGCCGGCCGCCGTTCTGATAGAGCGAGGACGCATAAACGCGCGAGGCGGCGTCTAGCTCGAAGGTCAGCCGATGAAAGTCGATGGGCGACAGCCCGATGATGCCGTCGAGCGAGAAGATGCGGAAATGCAGGAGCTCGTTCGGCAGATAATCCCGCTTCGGCCGGCCGGCGATGTCCCAGACGCGGTATACGTAATCGCCCGTCTTCTGGTCCTGGATAATGCGAACGCGGTCTGGCTGCCACGGCCACAGCGCGAACGGCTCACCGTCCTGCTCGCCGATGATCGTGTAGGCGTTGCCGTAGAGCGCGAGGTGCAGCACCGTGGTTTGGAGCCACTGCTGCAGCGTCATGACTGGGTTGGGCTGCACGGTAAGCAGCCGATACAGCGGATGCGCCGTAGCTTTGCGCTTACCGTCGTCGGTGATCTGGTAGATGTGGCCGGGCAGCGTGGCGATGGATTGCGACAGCAGGCGGCAGCAGGCCCATACGGCGGCGCACTGCAGCGACCCCGCCACCGACACCGGTGGCGCCTGCATGCCAGGCGGCAATTCCAGGACCGCGGGCGCACGCTCGCTTGGACCGAAGATGCCACGCCAGATGCTGTGCCAAACGCCGCGCCAGAATCCGCCAAACATAGCTATTCCTCCTCCAGCCCGATCAGCCAGGCGCCGCGGCCGGTCGGCGCCGCCTCGCGCTTCATGGCGCGGTGGAGCACCATGAGCAGCGCGGTCACACCGTCGATCTTTTTCTCTTCCGATTCCTTGCGCGGATAGAGCAGATCGCTCGAGGCGCGCGTGCAGACGACGTTCGTCATCATCCAGGCGAGCACGGGATCGCCGTCGTGACGGATCTTACGCGCAAGCACAAGCGCCTCGAGCTCCACCATGGCCGGACTCATGTTGGCGGCGTTCTGCCGCACTTCGATGGGTTGCGGCAGGCCTGCGGGTTCGAGCAACGCCACAAACGGACCGGCATCAAACGGGTCGATGGCGATCTCGTTGAGATAGACACGCGCGGCGAGCTCGGCCATGGTGTCGACAATTGTTGGGAAATTGGTCACTGCGCCCGGCGTGCCTGTCAGCCGGCCAATGGCTTCCCAGCCTTGATAGTGCTGGTTCTCGCCGCGGTTGATGGTTTCCTCCGGCAGGTAGTACCGGCCGAACACAGCCCAGTACTCGCGTGCTCCGAACGGCGGGAACGCCAGCATGACCGCCGCAATATCCGAGCAGCGCGCCAGGTCCACGCCCATATAACAGGGCATGCCGGCAAAGTCTTCCAGCTCGAGTGCCGGATCCGCGCACTTATCCCAGGCGCCCGGGGGCAGCCAGGCGGTATCGGCATTGACCCAGATGTTGAGATGCTTCATCAGAAACGCATGCTGCATGCTGGGCATGGCCTGCGCCGTGGCGCCCTCATTGCGCAGCGTACGCGGATACATGGAGATTCCGTAGTTCGGGTTCGCCTTGATCCAGGTCGCCTCATCCCATGGGTCGTCACCCGCGTCGCACGTGTAGATAATGCCGAAATAGCCTTCGTTGGCGATGGTGCGGTTGAGAATGGCGATGACATGCGACCGCTGGTCGTAGCAGACGGAGGCGCGATTCGTGCCTGCCGTGGTCACCGCCCACATGAGTGGTTGCGATCGCGCACCCATGGCGGTCTCGAGCACGTCCCACAGGCCGCGCGTGGGATGCGCGTGCAGCTCGTCAATCAGCGCGGCATGCAGATTCAGGCCATCCAGGTTCGAATACTCACCGGACAGCGCTTCGAATTTGGAAGCCGTCTTTTCCTGTGTGATGGCGTGAGCATGGACACTGACGCCAAAGCGAGCGCAGTATCCGCGCTCGCGTTTCACCATGAGCTGCGCATCGGAAAAGATGATCTTGGCCTGGTCGCGTGTATTCGCGGCGCTGATGACATGCGCGCCCTGCTCGCCGTCGCAGGCGAGAAGATATAATCCGACCGCGCTGGATATGGTGCTTTTGGAATTTTTCCTGGGCGTTTCGATATAGGCCACTCGAAAGCGCCGTGTGCCGGTTTCGGCGATCTTCCAGCCGAATACGGCACACAAGATGAAGCACTGCCAAGGCTGGAGCCGGATCCGCTGGCCGCCCTTGGCCCACTCGCCCTTGATGTGCGGGAAGTGCTCGACAATATCGCAGACGCGGCCGGCCGCCTGCTCATCGAAGTAGAACGGGGCCCCGTCGACGCCCTGCCAGCGCGCCAGGTCGTCCAAGTGCCGTTGGCATGCTTGCTCGACGTAGCGGCAGGCAGGCTGCGCACCGCTCAGGACGTCATTGACGTATTGATCCGCCAGCGCGACATGCTCTAATGTGCGCGCAGCGGCCGGCATGGTGTCCTAACCGGTTGCGATGTCCTTCCAGTCGCCGAGCGTATCGCCCGCATCGGCGCCCGCTCTGATCCGTGTACGCGAGGCCGGCGAGAACCCCAGTTGCTCGGCTGCGCGCAGCATGATCAGCGCTTGCTTGTTGATGGACCACAAATATGGGTTTTCAATCGCCAGTCCGGTTGTTGGCGACTTCGTGACCATGCCGGATTTCTCGACTTCCTCGACTGCCCGGCGATACATCCTGTGCGCGACGCACCAGACCTCAAGCACGGAGGCATCAATGCGCTTGAGCAGGCCTGGCGGCGCATTGCGGATGGCAGATCGCCAGATGTCTTTCAGCGTCTCATCGAAACCGGCAGGCGGCGTCTTCAGATCGCCGGCAGGCTTCGGGTCGCGCTTGTTATGGATGCGCGAGCCGCGCAGCATCTTGAGGTGTGTCGGTGTGGGAGGTCTACCGATCATAAAAGTGTACGGTTTTGAGGATAAAAAACATATAATTGCTAACAGATGACCCCTGAAGAACGCTTGGACAAGATCGAGCACCTGCTAACCGGATGGGTCGAGCAATCGAAAAAAGAGCACGCGGAAAACCGCGAGTTCATCCGCGAGTCGAAGCGGGAAATGGATCACCCCTCAACACTGGGATACCCCCCCCTGTTAGTTTCGGACACGCAAAAATTCGACTCCCTGGGCCTTGTCAGGCGTTTCGCCCAGGTTTTCGGACTCCCCTTATCTCTCTGATTCCGCATGACTTGCTGAAATTTCCTGTCTGCTTCGCATTTCGCGCCGCGACTTGCGTCCATGACACTGAGAACAGAGAGCTTGCCAGTTCTCAGCGGACCAGAACAATCCGCGATCACCTCGGTGCGGCGTGATGTGGTCGAGAGTATCGGCAGGCTGGCTGCGGCAGATGGCACAGATGGGATGCCGCTGAAGGAAAGCGCGCCTGAGGTTCCTGAAGCTATGGAGGCCGCTATTGACGCCTGGCGTCTCGCAGGGATTCGGATGTCTGCCGGCGTCGACAGGCGAATGCTGGGCGCAATAGCCGTTGTCGCGAGCATATCCTGGACACCGAGGCACCCGGCATTCACGTAATAGTCCTCGAGCCATGGTCGATTATTCATACGTGCAGCGCGGGTGATGTTCGATAATCCGCGACGCCGACTCTTCGAGGTGGACGACGCGGGTGAATCGGACGCCGGTGGCGCGTCCTTCGGGCTCGCCGATGCGCTGCGCGACCTGCGCTGGCGTCTGCGTCAGCACCACTTCGCGCACCTTGCCGGCGGTGGCTTGCGGCCGCGCCGTCTGGCCTTGGACCAGCGCGCGGGCCAGCGCGCCGGGAACGAAACGCACATGATTGCCAGCGGTACTCAGCACCGCGACTTTATTGTGAAATGACCGGCTGCGCACACGTCATCCGAACATTCGGTGATGGCGGGATGCTATCGCTTTGGTTGTCAGGGCCAGTCCCACACGACCCACCGGCTAGGTTATACGACCGGTGCGGCTGCGCGCAAGTGCAAAAACAAAAACCGCGCCGGTGATAAGTCGGCGCGGTATGCGATTGATTGGTGGAAAAACCGAAGTCGGCGGCTCATGTCCCCTCGATCTCGTAATGCTCGCCGGTGAATACGTTAGTGCGGCTCATGCGATTAGACCTTGATGCCGCGCCTCGTCTTCCGACAGGCCCGTCTTTTCAAGAATCAGGTAGGTCGTCGTCTGTTTCTGCCAGTCGCAGAGGGCAGACGAGCACTCGTGAATGAGATCTACCAATGCCTTCGCATGCAGCATGATGGTGATCTGCTGATCCGGAGCGGAGCGCGGTCGTAGCGTCATTTGAAAGCAGTGGAATTCAGTCGCATCCGTCATCTCGACGCGAATAGCCCGGTTGTCATCGCTCATGACAGGTTCTCCTTGCTCAGGGTTGGTCTATTCTTACCGGTCCTCGATCAAGCCGTGCATCAACCCGGTCAATGCGCCCGCCGACATCGTTAATGCGCGCGCCGATATCGTCGATGCGCTTGCTGATTTCATCAACGCGTCGATTCTGCAACCATCCGGCAATGGCGATTGCTGCTATCAGCGGTAGCGTGATTTGCACGACCGGCATCAGTTCGGCCGGTATTGTCATTGCGGCACCTCGCACTTGTGATAGCGCGCCGCGGCGCGTTTCTTTGTCATCGCGCCGCACGCACACCGGCTGCGTTTGCGCTTGGGACCGCCGAACGTCTTGCGCAGCGACGCTAACAGCCGCGCGGCGTCGCTGCGTTCGGCTTTGGTGGTGCGTTTCATGACCGTTCCTCTATGTCTTGCCAATTCATGTATTCATCGCTGGAAATGCGACCATCGCGCACGGCGTCGATTACTTTCTGTCGTTCGTCTTGCGTCAGGCTGGAATACCGCCGTTCGAACCATCGCAAGCCGTATGCGCCGCAAAGCGGGTCCTGGTTCCAATCAAGAATCCTGAAAACGTACGGCCGCGGTTTCGTCGTCGTGCGCTTCATGACAGTTCTTCCTCTTCTACTTCTTGGGCGCCTTCTCCTCCTTGCAAGGTGGCCGCACCTTATCGAACGCCACTTCGCAGACATACGTGTGCCGGAAGGTGTATTGGCCATCGTAAGATTTCGTGTCGATCCAGGTCCTGACGCGGTAGACGCGCTCGCCTGCCGGCTCGATGGTCGCTTCCGCCCGCGACGCCTCCGCGCTGACCCGGCGATGCATGCGCCGGATATAATCGCGCGCCGCCTCGTAGGCCTCCTGGACCGGCTTGTCCTTATCGCGCTCGGCCGCCTGGGCCTCTGAGGCCGCCAGGCGCTCGGCGCGCACTTCAGGGGATTCGCATCCCGTAAGCGCCAGGAGCGCGGCGGCGCCCAGCACCAATTTCAGATACTGCATCTATTTCTTCTCCATTCGTTTTTCCAGATCATCCAGACGATCGCGCAGGTCCTCTACGCGCTCGCGCAGATCCACGATTTCGCGGTCCTTGGTCTCAATCGCGCCATCGATCTTTTCTGCCCATTCATTGAGCCGCACAATGGACCGGCCCCCATTTTGGAGCAAACCCGCGTGGCGCTCGAGCCTGGTCGCCTGGGTATCAAATCTCGTCCGCATTTCATCCCGGAATGCATGAATCTCGCGCTCCAGGCTCTCCTTCATTTCGGTGATCAGTTGCGCCAGGTCGTCGCTCATTTTGTCTTTTCCTCCAACTTCGAGATCCGGCTTTCGTGGTCGATCATGTAGCCAACGAGCAGATCGACCTGCTTGGCCAGGCCGTCGATTTTGGCGGTGAATTTCTGGTCCAGGCCGTCGATCCTCGCGCCGGCCTTTTGATCAACGCCGTCAATCTTCGCGTCGATGTAGTACTTGAAGAAGCCGGCGAATATCGCCATGACGGTGACGAGCGCGAAGAACAGTTGATTCGTACTCATGCCGCCGCCCCGGCCACGCACTTATGGCACCGCGCCTTGGCGCGCCTGGCCGTCATGGCGCCGCAGGGGCAGCGCTCGACGCCCTCGAGCCGCGGGCGGCCACCGCCATTCGTCTTCCGCAGCGAATTCAACAGGCGGCCCAGTTCGCTGCGCTGGGCCTTCGTCATCTTGGTTTTCATTCCGGTTTCCTTTCGATCAATTTGCCAATGGCGATTACGAGATCCGTAATGCGCCGGTCGAGGGCAATATCGCGAGCGGCTACTTCGGCGCGCCAGGCGGCCATTTCCGCATGCCAGGCGCGGTCGCGTTCGGCGAACTCGGCGCGGATCGCGGCCATCTGCGCCCGACCTTCGTCTGTGAATCTCCTGAGCGCATCGTCCATGTCCCGCTTCGATTCGCGGATAAATTCGCGGTTCTCCGCATGCTCTTTCTTCGATTGCTCGACCCAGCCGGCCAGGAAATGCTCGAGCCGGTCCAGGCGTTGTTCTGGCGTCGTCGTCATCGGAGTTGCCAGCTCCAGGCGTATCCGAGGTTCTCGACATCGCGGTTGAAGCGAATGACCGCCTGGTAGCGCGGCCATTCGGCCGCCGGCGTGGCCTCGCGCGCCACATTCAAGAGCGCATTCGCGTTCGCCAGCGTCCGGCTGAGGGTAATGCCCTTGGCGCTGGAAAATCCCTGCGCCTGGTAGTCCTTCGTGGTGGTCATGTTCGTGGTCCTTTCTGGTTAGCGCGCCTGGTCCTGCAATCGCGCTTCGGGCTTGGTGGCCGGCTTGATTACGTATCCGGCCCAATACCGTCTGGCAATCTCGCGCGCCGTCATCTTCTTTTCGGCCGCAGGCGTGGCCTTCGTCGTCGTCTTGTTTACGTTTTCCATCGTGGTCCCATGTTGCCATTACCGCGTAGTATTGTCAACGGCAATCGACCGCCGCCGGCCACAATTCCGGCCACTATTTTTACGGTGTTACCGTAATCGCCTGGTCATCGCCTGGTGCGCCGTTCGGCCGCAGATTCGCCGGCAGCACCAGCCACCACGGCCCGCGCCGCGGCTCGAGCCAGACCTTGACGCGGCCGCACCGGCGGCATCGGCGATCGGCCAGGTAGACCGTCTGCTCCAAGGCGCCCTGGCGATACACCAGCGCCGTGCCTGGCTGGATGCGCGCGATGTCGGCGGCCGTCATGATTCCTCCGGGTGCCGCGCCATATCGTGTTTCCATTCGGGCTGGCCATCGAGTTCGCTGATTGGCGCCCGCCCCCGCGTATAGTCAGACGTGCTGCTCGGTCGACAGAAAAACTTCAGATCCTTTTCGGTGGGATTCGCGTCCGCGCACTCGTCGCAAATCACAGCGCTGGCGCCTTCTGCCGCCAGGCCGCACTGGACACAACCCCACCCATGTCCGTAAGGACTGCGGAACGGCAGCATCCATAAAACGCGCACGGTCGAGTCCTTCCGCTCACAGATACAGCATGGGCCGAGATTGAAATCGCTCATATCAATTCCACCGCGCATCCGGCGCCTTCGTGAGCGTCAGCCGCCGCCCATTCATGTCGTAGAATTCGCCGCCGACGCGCATTACCAGCAGCAGCAGAAGTCTGTCGCCGCCTTCGTCGGTCGTCGGACAAATCCAGATCACATGGTCCGCGCCGCGCTCTTTCAGGAATGCCTCGACGCGCAGCGTCAAGCCGCCCTGAATATGCGCCGGCACGCCCAGCGCGACATCCCAGACATCCACTACGATGCCGGCGGCCGTGCCGAGGTCGGCCGATAGCACCACCACATCGCCTAATGCTGGGATCGCGCCGCTCAAGATAAATTCCCCGCGCCAATTATACACATTTTTCGTGCGAATCATTCGCCAATTCCGCGTCCAGCAGCGCCAACTCCGCCCGCCAGTCGCAGGATCCCAGCGTCGCGCCGAAGGCATCTGGATCGCCCGCCGGCACCGCATCGCACCGCCGGATCTCCTCGAGAATGCGCTCGCGCTCGCTATTCACCCCATCTTGGCGTCGTCTGCCCAAAACATCCTCCGCAGAATCA